CGCGCAAGGGTTTGTGGGATGGACTCCTAACCAAGCCGTCACCGTAAGAAGGGGGGTCTCTCTACGCAGTGCGAGGAGCGGGCTAGGCGCAGCACAGACGAAGTCTGAGGATACGAAGTATCTGAACTGCTGCTCTTAGCTACCTCCAAACACCCGGTAGGGACGAAGTCCTTACCAGGTGAGTGGCCATCACTAAGAGGCACCACTCGCGTCGAGACTGGCTCTTGTCATATCGACATTCATTAATGAATGGCATGCCGAAGCATAACTTATATGAGACTGAGTCTCATACCAAGAGCCGCTGAGGACATGACCGGAGGCCATGCGACCTCCCGATCCTTCCAGGGTGAACTTTAGGTTAGGGACACTACGCTACCTTGGTAGCCAGTGCGTCCAATCAGAGCAGGTACCCGCGAAGCGGGTAGCTTCGGAGAATGCCGGCGTTCGCGCCGGACAGCCCACCGCGCAGACTTCGATGATCTGCGAAGGGCCATTGCCGAAGCGACACCCCTGCCCTCCGTCTACGCCGGAGGGATGCTGCTGTTCACTCAGGACGAAGTCCTGCCGGGATATAACCCGGGATGGCTTCTAGCCATCGAATGAACAGCCAGGGTCGAGACTTCTATGGCTCGCCCGTACTCTGATGGATCCGCACTGCCTACCAGCGATCCCTTCTTGCTAGTGCTTTCAGGCGAAGCCTGTTGCGACGTACGAGGTACGTCGGACGAGATGAACCATCCGATATCCAGAGTCTTCCCTTTGTAGGAGACTCTAGTAGTATCGGGTGGGGGTGCAATCTCTCTGAGGGAGTAGAAAAGTCTACTCACCTCAGCGGGAGATTCCGGCAAAGCCGGGCACCCAGCTCCAACTCATATCAAAACGTATGAGCTGAATACCTTCGTTAACCGTCCCTCTGTGAGAAGTTTAGCCTCAGCTGTCTTTAACCCAAAGATGCCACCGCCGATGTGGTAACGTCCTTCTGATGCATTGATTCATTCGTCTGTCATCTGCGAAGCAGATGCATAGGCGGATAAACCAGTGTAGAGCAGTCGGATCATCACCCGGAGAGCGGGGACGAACCTCGAGCTTGTTGAGAACAGCCGTTGGACCGGCAAGCCTGCAAAGTGACGATCAAAGTCGTCCATGAAGGAGAGGATCAGCTCCGCTGATTCTCTCTTCATCCTTTGCACATCGAGTCTAGCAAGCGAGGCCTGTGACTCCTGGAATATGCGAAGCATATCCTCTTGGAGGGTGGAGCTCGAAAGAAGCCCACCTATCACAGGTTTCAGGTCTGATGTGATATGTGACACTGCTTCAAGCAGTGACGCATAATCACCCCAGATCTTGGCCATAGCCAGCGAGTTAGACACTTGCACTAGTTTTCACATGGATTCGGCGCGTCGACGCACGTACGCCGGGCCATGGAAAATCTTATGCAAGCCTTCGATGAAGTCCAGGTCCTTCGAAGCAGAACAAGGCCAACCGTGAGAGATTTGCGAGTCAAGAAAGTTCACATAGAGCGGATGCCTCTTGTAAACTGACTTGAGCCCCGAGATCGAGAAAGGCGTAATCTCAGAACCTTTCCAGATTCAGCGCTTGGCGAATTCGTATGTGTCGATAGACACATGCGTTTTCGCCGCGCTGTAGGGCATATCAAGAATGCGAAGCAACTCTTGATACTCTCTCGCAACCCGTTCATCCGTTAACACTAGATCATCACCTAACAGGGCATAGCCCCGATAGTCGTCAACCCTGGCGCGAAGCGCCGCAAGTTGAACGATAAAGTGATGAGTTAACGCCATGATCGGCCACGATGAGTAGGCACCCATTGGTTGCCCAGCCGCGTAGCGAACGCTAGACGGCTGGACATTGGTGTCATACTCATATCCCACAAGGATACGGGCCCACGCTTCAGCCTTGGTCGCTCCAATCATACGAGCTAGGACTGCCTTCTGCAGAAGCAGAGGCATCCTATCCGTAGCATTGGAGAGATCAAAGCTGTAGTATGGGCCTGACAAGGGGAGGGCGCGAGCGAATTGCTTCTGGTCAAAGGTGCAATCGTTAGGCGACAGCCTAGCGAGCACCTTTCCCACTGCGGAATGCAGTGGGGCCAGAGCAGTCTGAGACCAAAAGTCTAAGATAGCAATCACTCGTGTCTTCCCCTCCTTGTCAGCGAAGTAGGACAGTTTGCGAAATCTTTGTGCTCTAGAAGGGTGAAGAACCTCTCAAGCGTCTGTGAGAAGAAGGTTTCGACCGACACGGGCTTTCACCATGTCGTCCATGAATTTACTCAGGGTCTCCCCGCCTAGTAGTTTAATATTCTCTACTAGTTCTGCGGGAAGGCCTCGGAGCTCATTCAGAGACGCCATAGTGGCATGCCCCATCGGTCCCTTCTTGGCAGAGACGTGAAGGTCTCTTCACCTAACGTCCATGGGCTTGATACCAAGGGAACGGCAAACGAGGTTCCATTCCAACACCGTTATACCGTCTATGCTTGCGCATGACGGAGTAACGATTGGCTTGATGTCGAGCACAGGGGCCAGCTTAATTCCTCTCAACGCGCTTAAGAGCGTCAAAAGGAATTTCAGATGGTCCCTGTCGCACGTGAACCCTCTAAAGGACTCCAGGAAAACTGGTCATCCCTTAGAGAGTTCCACGCGACCAATGGACTCTAGAGGGTGCCCCGTCAATGTACGGAGCACTGCAAGTCGGGCATCCTTGACGTATGCGATAGCATACCGGGTGCCGGACTTCGACTCTAGGTCGAGCACATATTTCGCGAACTGATCCACTTTCACCTTGTGCAGCACGAACAGAGAAGGTTGGTATGTAGCAAGCACTAGCTTAGCGAGGCTAAGACTAGTGTGCGCTTTACCCACTGTTTTCTGTATTCGTCGTTTGTACATAGGTCAGGGGATATCCCCCATTTCCGCTCTTCCACGAGCAGGGGGTGGGGCTCGGGTCTCACAGTGGCGCCTGGTTTCTGCACTCCATTGCGCAGGAGCGAAGAGTAACTCGCCAGACTGAAG